CCTCGGCGGGTACCGTAGGCTCGTGACCAGACGCTTCGCGCGCGCGGGCAAGCTGAGCGGCTCGGGCTCGGGGTACTCAGCCGCGAGCCGTTCCGCGTCGCCCGCCTCGATGTGGGGGATCCGCTGGTGGATCGATTTGCCCTGGGCCTCGGCGGCCCGGCGCACCTCGTCGCGAAACGCCCCCGGCACCAGCACCCCGAGCCATTGCAACATGAGCCAGCCCACGTGCGAGTATGGCCGCATCGTCATCATGGGCGCCGCCTCACCCGTAAAAGCGGGCTGTCCCGCGTCGAGAGGTCGACGGAGTCTTTGTAGATGTCTCGCAAGTACTGTTGCGTGTACGTCTCGCCGAGTATCTTGCGCCGAAGCCAACGGTACGCGCGCCAAGGCCAGGCCCGCACTCGGCGCCAGAGCGGCAAGGGCGGGGGCTCTGGCCACGGGCGGACCTCGACGTAGAACCCGTCCCTTTCGAGAGCGCGGCCGAGCACCTCGTACGGAACGAATTGGTGCTCGCTCGGATCAATCTCGATGTGTTTCATGCACCCAGCGAGGCGAAGGCCTTCGATGATGTTTTCGACCGTGGTGCCCGAGCACCGCGCTACCTCGATGCGTAGTGTCGTCATCGGCGCTTGGCTTTCTTCTTGGCGGTGATCTTGAGCACCCTCGGGGCGGTTGCCGTGACCTTGAGCAGCGCCGCTAGTTGGCGGGCGACCTCCTTGGTCACGACGGAACCGATCGCCTTGCGTGCGCGGGCGGCGAGCTCGTCGACGTGGTAGGCGGCAATCTTGCGCAACGCATCCGAGACGAGCCCGTCGACGGTGGCGTCGAAACGCTCGGCGGTCGTGCGTATCTGGTGGTCCACGCGCTCGCGCAGCTGATTCATGCGAGTTTGGATCTTGTCGGCGCCGAGCGTGGCCTCGAACCGCTCGCGGTGCTCGCTCAGCATGCCGGGCAACTCTTGCGCAATGCGCGCGCGGATCTGGCGGTCGACCTGTTCGAACAGTTTTCGCCGGCTGTTAAAGCGGTGCTCGTCGGTGATCTCCGGATCGCCGACCTCGTCGAGCGCCGACATCCTATGCAGCCACTCGAGCTGGCGTGGTGTGATGTCGAGGACCTGGCCGCTGGTCTCGTCGACGAGTTTCACTCGACGCCCCCGAGTGTGCGGTATTGCTCGATAGGGATCCACGCCTTGTCGACGAGGATCATGCACCCCTGTACGGGGCCGTAATCGTTCTTGAAGCCCATCTTCTCGGCCTTGCTCGAACATTGCAACTCGCTGTAGGCGCACGAGCCGAGCAAGAACAGGACCAGGGTCACGATCCAGGCGATGGCGTTCATCAATCCACCGGTCCCGATCCGTGGAAACTCGGTTCGCTCTCGCACGCGCTACCCGAGCCGCCACCCTGGGCCACGCCGTGGCTCTCGGCGACGCGGATAGGCCCGCACGAGCCGCCCTGGCCGACGGTGCCAGAGCCGCCCCCGCCCGACGCGCCGCCCGCATAGATCGGGCCGTCGGTGGAGCCGCTGGCGCCGCCCGCGCACCCGCCGACCGCACCCGCGCGCGGGTGTGCCCACGAGTAGCTGGCTTGCCTCATGGCGCTGGCGACGCTTTCCTCGCAAACGTCCATAAAGGCCTCGAGGGCGTGCCGGTGAAACTCTGGGTCCGGCGGCAGCAATACCTCGCAATTCTGTTTGACGGGTAGCGCGGGGCCGTCAAACGTGAACCACACCGTGCCCGCGTCGGTGGCGCGGATCTGGGTGGCCATTGCGTTAAGGACCGGGTGCTTGGCGAGCGCAAGCTTGCCTAGCTCTAGCAACGTTTGCTTAAGCCCGCCTAACGTGTCCGCCCGCGTGAGTTGCTGGTCGTCACTGGTCGTCATGGTTTCGCCTTTCGTGAGAGCCGCCACGGTACCACTGGGGACCACTCTGCGCCACTCGCTCACGCCGCGCGGTTCTGGCGCCAGCGGGCGAACTCGATGGTGGCTTGTTCGTCTCGCGCCTCTTGGGCCCGGTACCACTCGGGCGATCCGGGCTCGGGCGGTAGCTCGTGCTCTAGCTCGTGCTGGCGGCTGAGCGTGCTGGCGTACAGAAGGCCGTCGAGACTGTGGTCGCCAAACGTGCCGTGGTGGTCGGTGCGCTTGGCGTTCCACGGCACGGTGCGTAGCTGGCGGATCAGCGAATCGCAGCCCTCGTGTACGTGGAGGCTTCCGGCGCCGAGCTGGCTGTCCACCATCCAGATCGCCCCCGCCTTGATCGGGTTCTTTTTCACGGCCACGATCGGCAGATTGTAGATGACCCTCATGTCGTCGACGATGCGAGAGCCAAGGCCCGCGCTATCCCCGGCGATGTGGCTCACGTGGTAGGCCTGTTGTAACTTGCGCGTGATGGCCGCGAGCTCTTCGGTGCTACACCCAGTCTTTTCAAACGACGCGATTACGTGGCCATGGTGGATGCTTCGAAAGACGCCGCCGACCACGGTCTCGACCACCACGTACCGCACGATCACCCAGGCCGAGGGCGACGCCGTGCCGCCGAGGTCGAGGCCCATCACCGTGTACCCGCCGCTGGGGATCATGTGCCGCGGCAAAAGCGCGCCCGACCAGCGCTGGTAACACAAGCCCTCGGTATCCGCGCAAAACTCACCGAGCCACTCGCGGCGATAGCCGGCATCGTTGGCGGCGATGTTATTGTCGCGAAGGTGGGCCTCGAGGATCATGGCCTCGCGCCCCTTGAAAAAGGGGTTATCCCAGATCGACATAAAGTGAACGCTCGCGCCGAGCTTGCTCACGTGCGAGTTGCCGCCGACCAGCTGTTCCCAGTAGCAATCGGGCTCGTATCCCGCGGTGCCCGCGAGCACGATGCCGCGCCCGCCGAGGCCCCGGAAGTCTGCGGTAGCGGGGCCAAACGTCTCGCGCACCGCACGCTTCAAGAGGTCTTGGCGCTGAGCGCCGCACTCATCGATGATGACCATGGGAAACCGAGGCCCACGGCCCTTCTCGACCTCGGGCTCGGTGGCGAGGCCAAACATTTGGATCAGCCCGCCCGAGGGGGTGCGGACCTTGTACTCGCCCCGGTTGATCTTGAGCCCGAGCCCGAATCGATTGGATAACTCTTCGAACTTGGGGAACACCACGTCGGCGCCCTTGGCGATCGTGGGCATGATGTACGGCACGGTCTCGCCCGGAAACTGATCGGCGAGCTCGATGGCCTCGATGCACAAGCCCTCGCTCTTGCCCGAGCGGCGCGTACCGTGGACCACCCGGATCGGCGAGGGGTCTAGGTGAAACGCAAGCTGCTTGCGGTGCAAGTGCGCCGTGAGGTCGATACGCGGCTCGTACTCGGCGAAGGCGTCGGCCCAGTCCTCATGCCACCCGCCCCAGATCTCACTCGGGCCGCTAGGTGGCGCCGGCATCCTCCGTGGCCTCGGCATCATCCCCCCCTTCGGTGAGTGCGGCCGTGGCGCGTTGCTCGTACCGCGCGAGGATGGCCATCACCGCCGCCCGGTCGTCGGCGCTGATACCGGGCGGCATCTTAAACCAGTCATGGGCCCGGAACTTGGCCAGCATGCGAGGCGGCGGGTGGTCGAGCAAACGGTCCTGGGTGCGTTGCTGGCGCTGGGGTGCCTCGAACTCGTCGGGCGTCTTGCGTACGAAGCCCCCGAAATCGGCGGGGTGCATCACACGTAGATAGGTCTCGGTGGCCTGGGGATTGAATTGCGCCAGTTTTTTGAGGTGCGCCATCTCTTCGCCAACGTCGTTGGCCTCGAATTGGTAGACGCGGCGGGCGAGCTCGACGGCGAGCTTACTACCGACGCCGCTGGCGCCATCCTGTAGCAAGCGCTCGAACGTCTTGGGCGAGACCCCGCACTTGAGCGCGGCGAATCGCCGCGGCAATGGCGAGGCCACGGCCGCGGTGAGCTCGTCGACGAGCTCTTGGGTGAGCCCGTCGTCGGGCTCGGGGTGAGCGAGCGCACCCTTCACGCCGCGGCCTCGTCGGTGGCCTCCTCGTGCGCGTCGGCGCCCTGGCGCGCTTCCTCGGCGGTGTCGTAGATACCGCGCACCCGATCCCAGCTCGTGAACCGGTGGCGCTTGCCGTACGCCCAGAG